TCCCTTTTATGGGACCGGTGTAGCTTTGCGCACAAGTTGCAAAATCCTTTTCACATAATCTGCAAAAAAGAAGAGGCGTTTAAGAGGTTTTTTTAAGACCTTTTAAACGCCTTTTCTTTCGTCCAGATTATCCCGGTTTTTTGCGGTTCCCGTGCTGCTCCAGGATCAGGTTTTCCCCGGTGCGAGTCTGCTTGTTTGGTATGTATTCAAGCAGTTCATCTAAAGAGCAGTGTAGAGCCTCACAAATCTTATCCATCTGGTCGAAACTGACACGCTCAGCGATCTCATGATATAGTTCATTGATCGTTGATGGTCTGATGCCCGTTTCTCTGGAAAGTTTTGCTTGGCTCCACCTGCGGTCTCCGAGGATGCGTGACAAATGATTTTTTATCATCATTCATGCCCCTTTAGACACATTCTACCATTAGGGGCGTGCGCTATCAGTCGTTTTGTGAGATATTCCGTCACAGCGTGACTATCTAACGCATATTGTTAGAAATTGCGGATGATTACCTCGGCAAAGTCCTGGCTGTTGTCACCTTTCCCCGCCAGGGTCGTTTTCCGTGTTATACGCTCAATATTAAAGCCATCATACAGTTCCCACACCAGCGGGCAGTCATTATAGGACATGATGAAGCGGCCTTTGATGCCACCCACAACAGCCCTTAAACGCTGATGATCCTTGGGAGTGAACCTCTCGTTGTAATATCTCTCGGTGCCGATGTAAGGAGGATCATAGTAAAACAGCGCATTCTTCCTGTCGTACGTCCTGGTCAATGCCTCGAAGTCACTATGCTCAATGTTGACACCCCGCAGCCGCTCCTTCACTTTCTCCAGATAGGCCGTGGCAGTGTCAATGGTTTTGGAACTGGTGGCGTAGGTGCGGCGGTCGCTGCCGAAACTGATCTTCACGGTATAGAAGAACCTTGCGGCCCGCTGGATGTCGGTTAGGCCCCGCATATCCAGCTGCTCCATACAGTCAAAGAATTGCTCTCTGGAGGTCAGAAGCCAGTCCAGTTCCTTCTGAACCTCGCCGCAGTGATACTTCACGCAGCGGAACAGGTTGACCAGGTTCCCGTCAATATCATTATAGACCTCCAGCTGGCCAGGCAGCTTCTCCTTTGCAAATAGCACCCAGCCAGCCCCGCCGAAAACCTCAATGTAACGGCCCACTTCATCAGTGGGAAATCTTTCCAAAATGGCCTTGCGGAGCAGACGCTTGCCTCCG